AAACACGATTTATTTAATAAAGTGAACTGTGATTACACTGTTAAATATGATAAAGTCAAAATGCTTAATTATCAAAATTGGTTAAATAATGAATTGAAGAATTATGAAACACAATCATATAACAACAAGAATACGAAAGATATTACAATTAAAGTTATAAATGGCATGGCAGGTGCAAAGAAAACAATGGATGTAATTAAAAATATATGCAACAAGTGCTCTATAATCATATCACCATATAAAGCAGTAATAAATGACACCAACAGGATAAATAATGTAGGTATGACCTACATGACAGCAATTAAAGCATTACATAAAAATAAGTATAAGTATGTAATCTTGGATGAAATATTTGCACATTCACCGAATTATATTTATATAGTCAAAGATTTACAACCTGAAGCAACCATCTTAGGTATAGGTGATTCTTATCAGATAAATGACCGTGATTATAATAATGATTCATTATCAACACAAATTGATATGATATCAGATTATATAAATACGACATATCGTAGTCCAAAGAAGATAACTGATATTATATCAACATATATAAAAGGTGCAGTAACGAAAAATGATAACGACGGCGAAATCATAATAGAAGAAGACATCAACAAATTATATGATTTACCATATGACAAAGATAATTTAATATTATGTGCAACTCAATTGATTAAAGATAAAATTAAAATCAAAAATAAAAATGATGTCAACACCATTAATGCATCACAAGGCGTAACGGTTAAAAATGTACATTGGTACATACAAGATATACATATGTTACCAGAAGATAAAGTAAAATATATTTATGTAGCAATGAGTCGTTGCACTAACCGTTTAGTTATGTATGGTGATAAGGAAGAAGTACAACAAATTTATACTATACTCGGTACAGCAGCAGATAGAGCAACGCAAGTATTTGATATACCAATAGTTGAACGCACAGAATTTACGAGAGAAACACCAGCATATAAATACCATACACATGTAAGGCAACTAGGTAATAAAAATGTAACACAAAACTCGATAGAGGATATACTGGATAGAATATTTATACCAACAAATGATACAACAACATCAATCATTGACTATAAAACGGATGTAATTATACAAGATTTAAGTAAAAAGAGATTCAAGATGACAATGGATATGATGGGACCGGATGTTATTAAAATACAAGGTAAAAGATTTGGTAGAAGGCAATATCAAAAATTCTATCACGGTAAAAATACCAAACAAACATTAGATTGTTTGTTACATAGATATTCAAAACAAACGAAGAAAATATCAGATAAAATGATAGAAAAACATATAGAAGGTTTTGATAAATTTATGAAAAAAGATTGGATAAAATATATACGCAAACAGATGACACCAGAAGTGATAATGTCAGCAACAACAGCATATATACGTGAATTACAAAAGAAATTTCCGAAAGAAGATGTATTATCTTATTATGATTATTTTAATCATAAACCACAAGATGAAGCAACAAAAGAGATGAACAAAATAAAAGATAAGAAATTGAAGAACATCATCAAAACGATGATGGAAGGCAAAGAAACTAAATTAACCGATCTAGAAAGAGAATGGGATGACAGTTATCATCAACTAATTAATTTCCATCTGAAGCGTCAACCAAAAGAAGTGAGAACACCAGGTTATGACAGTGTATTTAAAGCAGGACAAGGTGTATCTGCATGGAGTAAGCTCATGAACATAATCTTTTCAACATTTACACGAGTATACGATAGCTTAATTAAAAATTATGTATTAGATGATGTACAGATATCATACGGTGAATCTGATGCAGCATTAGGCAAATTTTTCGAATCGAAACATAAAATCATTAATAGTAAATCATTTGAAAAGATGATGTGTGATTTTACAGAGTTCGATAGTTCGCAGAATGAAAAAGCAATGGTGGCATCGGTGATGATGCTTAAATCAATGGGTTTACCATCGCATATATTGGATCATTATTTGAATCGTAGAAAAGAATGGGTATTATATGTCAAAAATAATACAGGCACAGTAGATTTGACAGTATATTTAGATGGCGTATGGAATCAACATTCAGGACAACCATTTACACTTGGCGGTAATACACAGTACAATATGTCAGCCATAGGTATGTGTTACAATTTTAAAGATTTTCAATTTGCAGCATTTAAAGGTGATGATTCTGTAGTAGTTGCAGCAAAAATTGATGAATGTTTAGAAGGTACAGATAGATTACAAGATTTATGCGGTTATAAACTTAAAGCATATAAGGTCAATATAATGGAATATATAGCAAATATAGTAACACCATGTGGCTTTTTCCCAGATGTTATACGTAGGGTAAGCAGGATATTATCGAAGATTTACGTAACGAATGATGATTGGGAAGAAATACGTAAAAGTACAGCAGATTGTTTAGATGTTATACAAGATGATGAAGCATTAAATATTGGATTGGAAGTTGCAAGAAATTTTTATGCACAATTTAACATAATGATCACTATTGAAGAGTTAGAAGATTTTGTCAGGTTTTTAAAACAAATAGTAAACAGTAGTGGTCTGGCTGATATTGATGTTAAGATGTGGCATATAGAAACATTGAAACATTAATAATTTCACATGTAATCCTTTAATAAATTTTCAATCAGATAAACAATAAACTATTTAACCATTTTAATTAATTCTATTAATCACAATTAAAACAATATGTCAACCGACACTAATATCGGAACCATACAAGGTATGAAAATTAATGCATCAACACCAGCTGGTGCAGCATATGTGAAAAAGGTAACACATCCACCAAGTAATATGTCATCAGATTATCTTGGTAGACCGGATTGCTCATCACCTAATGTCGTATTAATTGAACTTAAATCTGAACAAAATATTGCACCAATATTAGCAGTACCTACATCAGCAACGACAGTTAAGACGGTAAACCCATCATCTATGATGTTTTTACAATCATCTGGTGCAGTTGTATCAAATTATGTATTTTTGTATTTATCAGATGCAACAATTGCAACCAAAGGTTGGGTACAACCACAAGGTCAATTGGCAATAACATCAGGTCCAGAATTACAACCAACAGTCACACAAACAACACTTCAAAGCGTTAATATGGCAGGTTATTCATTTAACAATTGGCAAACTGATGTTGCAAGTCACCGTAAAACTTACAAGTCATCAACCTATTATTTGAATGCTACCAATTTCAATAATCAAGGTGTAGTGACAACGGCTAAGTTTAAACCTGATATAGTGCAAGGTCTTAGTTTATTATCACTTCTTGATTCACATAGAGGTGACAGTAAATCAACAGCGAATTTGATTAATGCAGCACGTTCAAGTCTAAACGTTAAAGGTTATTCATTAAAACATAACCAAAAATCACAGGAAATGTACAACAAAAGTCAACAAGATGATGAATTTGTCGTTTTAGATACTAACGGCTATAAATTACCGGGTGAACAAATGTCATATCAAATTTTGGACTTCGGCAGTTTTTCGACATCACAAGGTGCAGATTTGCCATTTAGCAGTCAAATATATTATAACACATTGTTACCAGAAACAAGTAGTCAAGTATTGATGTCATCACCAAAATCAGCAACACGCCCAGCAAAAGATGGTGCATTTGTTGTTCTGCAACAAGAAGATGAAATCATACCATGGGTCGCAAACACATCAAATAACGTTGCATCAGTACCAGCAGGTCTTACGTTATCATTTATGAGATACTCAGTTTCAGGTGTATCAACCTATATACCATTATACTCATCAACATTAACAGGTAATACATTTTCACCAGCAACGGCAGAAGTACAATGGTCATCATTAGATTGGTCGTATACACTATTCGAAGGTTTAACTGTCCCAACAACTGTAGGAACAACATTAACATCTGTACCGTATGTCACAGTTAAATCTTTTGTTGGGTTAGAAATACAACCGAGACCGACATCAAGTATTACATCATTTCAAAGAACTTTACCATTACCGGATGATGATGCTATTCGAATGGTTATCGGTATTATGCATGCAAGACCAGATTCATTACCGGCGTCAGCAAATGATTTAGGTTCAATTGCAACAACGGCAATAAAGTTTATACCGACCGCAGTTGAATGGCTTAAGAACATCTTTGGTTCAAAAACAGAAGAAAAGAAGACCATTGATAAAGAGATTAACAAGAAAGTTAAACCAAATAACCAAAACAAACCAAAGAAAATAATGAAACGCAGTAACGACAATACTAGAATGTTAGAGCAGAAAATTAATGTTTTAACAAATTCTATTAATCGTATGAAAATGTTAACTAACAAATCAGTAGAACCAGCAACAAGATTACCAACATACGGCAGTCAAATGACCAAACCAAAATCCAAAAACAACAGAATGATTAAAACTCAAGTTTATGAATCACGTAGACAGAAGTAATTCAATATTTACAATTCATTTTAAAATTCATTTAATCAAAGCTATTCGCCTCAGTTAAAACTCTAATAGTTTAACTAGTGATCTTATTTACTTATTTATTC